GGGCGATCTCTAAATACTTTCTTATCATCATCCCACTCCCTTTGGTATTGACGCAAACATTCAATTAGTTCTTCACACTTATTATCGAACCAAGAGCGTGTTAATGCAAGTCTTGATGCTTGTATTCCATCCTGAAGTGATAGGTTTGGAACAATTTTTAGGTGTTTTATGTCGATTTTTGTCGAGATTTGTTCGATTATGCTCTTACCACCGCTGGCTAGTGTTTTAGCCCTAGCGTCATGGGGTAGCCAATGAGTACCGTACTTGTACCCAAACTCATCCTCTTTTTGCGCTAGTAATCCCGTGTAGTAAGGAATGGCTTGACCGTTAGACATATGGTGGTCTAGCACCCGTATCTCACCGTACACGCATTGCCACCAAATAATAGCTGTGCTGTCGTTGTAGCCCAAGTCCCATACGGTATGGCATGGGAACATTGGGTCATAGTCCACCGTAGTAATGCGTTCAAGGTCTGTGAGTCTACGCATCTCCTGCCCGTAGTATGCGCCTATGATTGCCGCCTCAAATGAGCATAGGAACTCTTGCTCGTACTGATTATCAGACATGGATGCTTTGGCATCGTCTAACTCAGCTTGTGGCAAAAGATTGGTTTGGTCTGCTCGTAAGACTTTTGTGTACCAATTCGGGTTCTTTTGGGCCTCGTTGAAAATGTCATAAAAGGCGTTGTGGCCTTTCGGTGTCCCAATGAATGTGGCCCAGCCTATGCGATCAGCAAGTAACGGACGAATGATCTCGCCCCATACCGATGGTTTCATATCGGCCATTTCGTCCATGACCACACCATCCAAAAAATTTCCACGGAGAGCATCAGGGTTATCTGCGCCAAAGAGCCTTATTCGTGCGCCATTGACCAATTCTACCCATAGTTCAGATTGATTAGCCTTAGTCATAAAGGGTTCTGAGAACCGTTCTAAGTATCTCCAAGCTACGGATTTTGCTTGTGAGTAAAAAGGGGCAATGTAGGCGTATTGGGCGTGTTTTTTGTTTTCTAGCAGGGCTTTGACTATCAAATCGTTTATACAGGCTACAGTCTTGCCACAACGCCTGTGGGCCACGATTACAGCCCAGCGTTGCTTACGGGTGTGGAAGTCCTCAAAAACGCTTCTAGGGCGGTATTTTAGCTTTACAGGGCTACTCATCGGCCCATGTGATTCTTATATCGCCACCGTTTGAGCCTGTGACCTCATTGACTTGGGTTTCTTTCCATCTAGCCCGTGTCTTTAGCCAAAAGATAGCGGCCGCAGTATTGCCCTTCTTGGCTTGGCTAAACAATGTGCCAGCAATAGCGGCATTGGCATCAATACGCCCTTCATCAAGTTCTTCTTGGTAATACTTAACCAGCGTGTCAGCACTAATCTTTAGCCTTGTGGCAATATCTTCATGTGGCACACCCAATGCAGACAACCTTTTAGCTGTTTCTCTTGATTCTTTAGTAGGTTTATGGGGCGGCCTGCCGCTGTTAGCCATTTTATAACTCCGAAAAATATAGGGTAAGTCCTGACATAAATAACAGTTGCATAGTTAAGTTACCTTAATTATAGTCTTATTAACAACAGGAGAAAAGCATGACAAAATTGGAACAAGTAAAACAGGCATACGCTACTGGCAACTATAAAGATGCACTTAGAATAGCCGCTAAGTTTCCCCAGCTTGGTGATGAACGCAAAGCTATTACCCTTGCTAGTGAATGCTTTAGTAACCCACGCTTTTACCAGCAAGTTGGTGTAAATATTGACCAAGCTATTAATGATGGTGTTAAAGCATTGGCAGGCAAATATGGATTTTAATAAATTAATGCTTGCACAAGCCTTGGCCTTAGCTATTACTGCAAGCACAGAAGCTAATGTGGCTAAAGCTACCCGTTTGGCAGAATCTATTGCTAAAAGAATGTCTGAGGCTGATGTAGAAATTGCCAAAGAAGCAGTAGAATTACTCATTTTCAACTAGCATCTCCTCTGCTATTTCAACAATGCCGCAGTTAGTTGCGGCTTTTTTACCATCACCCTTTACAAATACCAATACATTTTGGTGAGTTTTGCCTAGCTTGCGGCTTGCGCTAAATTGCTTGCCAGCCCTTATAGGTAAACTACCAACAGCAGTAATCAAAATGGCTTCGTTGTAATAGTTAAGGCCAGCAGCTTTAAATGCTTCTACTGTATCACCTACAAAATTGTAATAATTGCCTTTTTTATCCCGTACATCACCAACAACAAAACAAGCAAAAGCGTTATCTTTTAATAAGTTACAGCTTTTTTTGATAATTTCAAAATATGCTGCCTTAAATTCAGGGTAAGTAAAAGTGCTTAAATCTTTTGGGTCATCAGAATAAACTTCTAAATCAGCATAAGGCGGGCAACTAAAAATAAGGTCAGCTTTTACATCGACACAAGTTTTATCTATGTTTTGGCTATCACCACAAATCCAAACTGGCGGCAAAGGGTCATCAAAACAAATGTCTATGCCCTGTTTAATATTAGCGTCAACCTGCTCCTGCCTAAGTTCGTGGCCTATGTATTGCCTACCTAGTTTGCTGGCTACTACGCCTCTTACACTACCCCCTGCAAATGGATCTAATACTAAGCCTTTGGGTGGGCAAAACCATGTATAAGCTATTTCACATAATACGGGGTCAAATATGCTTGTGCCTGTAACTTCTTCACGCCCATAATTTTCGCCAATGCCCGTTTCTAGGCAAGTTGCCAATCCTTTAGCCATTTGATTTACCTATGTTTTGCAAGCCAACTAATCTTTTGCCGCTTTTGTCATAGCCTGCAACCATTATTGAGCCGCCAGTCGGTGCGCCACCATTTTCGCCCCTGCCCAATTCGCTTTTAATGCCCAAAGCAAGCCACGCTCTTTTGCGGTCTTGCCACCAGCCTTCACGGGCGTTTAATACGCTAAATGGTGGTATTAAGAATCTTTCAGCTAAACTACCATTGCCGTTAAATCCATCATTAGGGTCATTAGTATCTTGTTTTAATAAATCATTAAGTTCTTTGTCATCAAAACCAAGCAAATTTATATCAAAATCTTCATCTTTAAGGCTTTGAATTTCTAAAGCTAAAAAATCAAAATCCCACCCAGCGTTTAATGCCAGCTTGTTATCAGCGATGATATAAGCCTTCTTTTGGCTTTCAGTCATATCTGAGCAGTCGATTGTGGGAACTTTGTCTAAACCCAGCTTTTGGGCCGCTAAGAGCCTTCCGTGGCCCGCAATAACGCCAACCCCATCTACAAGGATTGGATTACGAAAACCAAACTCTTTAATGCTGGCGGCAATTTGTGCGACCTGTTGGTCACTGTGGGTTCGGCTGTTTTTAGCATAAGGGATTAGCTTGTTTACAGCGACTTCTTGAATTTTCATATTTAACCAAGTGGTTGATTAAGATAGGTTAATTCTACTACAAAACTTCTTTGTCTAAATCCTTTAATTTGTTAGCAATCATGGCCCTGCGGTTTAGGCGGTCTTGTTGTAGCTTTCTTAGGCTACTTTGCTTTCCTGCGCTCATTGTGGGGTGTAGCTTTTGTGGTTCTTCACCGTGTTTAGCTTTGTAGTTACTGTCTTTGCGTTCGTAGTCCATCTTATTTCCTCATGTAATCGGGTGGTAGTGAAAAATAGCGGTCACCAAACTTCATTACTTGGTAGCCCCTGTCCTGCTCACCCTGTACGCCCATCTGAAATGTAGGATGTGCCGCACCTTTTAGCATCATGTACGAGTTTTCGGGCAAATTGTAATCCATACGGTACTGCATAGGTGTCGGGGCTACAGAACCCCAATGCCCTTTGTTTTCACCGCCTTCTTGTTGGGGTTGCATTCCTGCGCTAATAGCGGTGTCGTAATCATAGTCAGCACCGTGAGGGTCAAATTGACGCAAGATAGCGGCTAACTTCTGATTAACCATTACATATCCTTCATCTTTTCACGGATAATATCTTTTCTGCTGGGTTTAGCAGTCTTAGCAGATTCTTTAAAATCTTTAGCGGTTGGTGCGCCTTCGCTACCTACTTTACGCATCTTTTCGCCTGATCCTGCCTTGATCCTAGCCCTCTTGCGGTGAATATTGGCATAAAGTCCGTCTTTCATATCAGCAACTCCATCGTTTTCGTGCGGCTTTTCCTCGTTCCCCAGTCCATCCTGCTGACCTTGCACAAAAGCTATCCTGCCGTGGCCCACTAGATTGGGGGGCTTGTAAATTTGCGTTGTTCTTACGGTTATAAGCGGCTCGACCTTTTGCGGTCATGCCAGCACCTTCTTCTACTGATTGGTAATTACGACCCTTACCCTTTGTTGTCTTAGGAATAGGTTTATCGTGCTTTTCTACTGCCGCACGAATGTCATCCCTTCTACTCACGCCTTTTCCTCAATATAGCGGGCATAAGCGTCTTCTAGCTTGGCTTTACGGCTACCCTTAGAGTTCTCACGCATGGTGTTAAGGGCAATCGCTACGGCTTGCTTCTTGGGCTTGCCAGCCTTCATTTCAGCTTTGATGTTCTTGCCAACAGATTCTTGGCTACCTGACTTGTCTAATGGCATATATATCCTTATTTCAAGAACTTGAGTTTGTATGCGGTGGTATTAATGAGGTCTGCGATCTCATCAATGATGTTCTGTAGTTCGCTGTCTTGGGGTAGGTCTTGGCGGGCTTCTTTTACAAAGTTCTGCAAAGATTCTAGGTAGCGTACTGGGTCTTTAGGTTGGTGGTACACGCTTGGGAAGGTGGTGAACTTACCGTACTTACCCATGTAAGACTCGGCAAACTGGTCGGTCAAGTCCACAATCCCATCGTAGTATTCAGCGAGTGCCATGTGCTTTGAGAAGCTGTCGGTAGACCAATGGAAGAAGTGCGTATTGGTCGCTGAGTGTAGTAATGTTGCTAGGAATAATGCACAGTTTTCCATACAAATCCTTATGTAATGGGTGTAG